ATCAAGGAAGTTATGGGCCACTACTTCATGGCAAAGCTGAAGGGTAATCATAGCGATTTCCGTAAGGCCATCGATGTAGTTCAGAGTCATCTATCCGAAGAAATCCCAGAGGAATGATCGTACATCGTTTTATGTCAGCGGAGGAATATCGGCGGTTGGTGAATGGGCAGCTGCTGGTGAACGAGAGCAAACATAAGGGCTTTCGCTCTGAAAGTCGCGGCTTCTGCTTCACCACCGACGAACCAAAGGAAGCCATTCGTTACCTCAGTGGCAACGTAGATACAGCCTACTGTGTAACGATGGATATTCCGGAATCGATGCTGCATAAGTCGAAGGCACTATATCGCGACTGGCAGAACGATGACGTGATGAGTTACACCTCACTGCCTACCAATGCCAACGATGTGCCGACGGTGGAAAAGACAGAATACTGCCTGACACGCTACTCCGTGGCCAAGGTGCGTATCATCGCCACCACCACCGAGTTTAATCACATACCAGGCATTAAGATGACACAACAACTGATGCAAGTGCTCGGCTATCGCAGAGCGAAGTAAATTACATGAATATGACAATACAGGAAGCATACGATAAATGGAGCGAAGAGAAGGATGTAAAGACCTTCGCCATCAAGTCACGTCAGTTCTGGAACCGTGCCTGGAAGAAGCTCGACATGAATATTCCATGCAGCGAGGCAAAGATGCCGGTACTGCTCATGGCCCTGCAAGCCGTGTCGCTCGACAAAGAAACCGTCGTAAAGGCATCGTCTGTAATGGTGTACGTGCTGAAATATGCACATGCCCAGGACAGCAAGGCTAATCCCCTACCCGCTTTCGAGTACTCCGACATCCTACATCAGTGGGAGGGTAGCCCGACAGAAGATGAGTCAAAAGTTAAAGCGGGAACAAAATTACGCAAAGAAGCTCTGAAAGTACAGAAATCGGCGATAAAAGTACAAAATACCACCGATTTGGAACGAAAAGAGTTAAAATTAGAACGCGAAACACTAAAATCAGAACACGAGACTCCGGAAACAAAACCCACCAAAACGGAAATTTCTAAGCCAAAAGTGGAAAGAAAACGTTCCAAAAAGGAAACTTCCAAGCCAAAAAAGGCAAAAACGCCCCAAAAAGGGAACATTCGCCTGACGAAGGATGGCAAACGCTATAACCCTTCACGGGAGCGTCGTCAGATTGCCCAGATTGATCCAAGCACGATGGAGGTCATCAAGGTATGGCCCACACTCCGCGAACCGGAACGTGCGCTGCGCGTAACATCACTCTGGAGAGCCATCGCCAACCGTCGCACGTCAGGTGGTTACTACTGGTGCGACTTTGGCGACATCGACACCTTCGAACCCTCAGAGTCGCACAAGAATCCCGTCATCTGTCACAAACCCGTCACCATCAGCAAAGATGTGGAGTTTGTCGCTCCTCCTACCAAACCAAAGAAAGAGGAAGCACCAGCCGACGGCGTACACATTGGAAACGTACCGGAACAAAACCCTGCACTCTCTGACTGTACCGACAAAGCGCTCATCGACGAACTGAAGTATCGTGGCTGGCACGGACATATTCACCTCACTATCGACGTTTACCTATAACATATTTATATTATGGCTACCAAATGCAAAGGCAACGGATGCCTGCTCAAAGGCTCCTGCCAACTCTTCGACTGGAACAGCACCGACGAAAACGCGATGGATCACTGCGACCCCGAAACCCGCGAGTGCTACATCACGAGTGATTAATAACATTCTTAAAACAAAACAAAATTATGAAACAAGAAAACGTAAATTACCCCCCCCTAAATGACTTGGAGGGTATGACGGTAGATGAGCTATTTGCTCTCCGTCAAAAGTGCCGTGAGGTGCGCGACAACATTTTCCACCGCACGAATGAAGAATCAGACAACATCCAGGCGAAACTCCGTAGAGAGTACCACATCGAGCGCCACCATTTTGATATGCAGCTCGACGAACTTCGCCGACAGTTAGATGAACTAAGACCCCGACAGGGCGAACCGGCAGCCAGAATAGAAATGGCCGACATCCGCACAAAAATGACCGAACTGAAATATCAGTTTTCGTGCAAGCGTGAGGACTACGAGGCTAAACTGGCTCAGAGTGCAACAGAACGCATGCGAAAGCGTGCTCAGGCCCAACTCGAATACGAGAATGCAGAGATTGCCGTCTGCAAGGCCATACGCGATAAGAATGGTTTCCTGAGCTTAGGACTACCCAATCAGAGTATCGTTCGCACAGCCGATAACCCGAATGGAACTACATCTGAAGATTAACGACGTGGTGGGAATGGATGACGATGGAAAGCACGTCATCCGTTTCCCAGCCGAAGATCTGAAAGCGGCATTGCTCGAAAAGCCTGGCTGGGTCATCGATGAGATTATACGCCCACTGATGAAAACAAATACCCGTCTGATAGCCGAAGCACTCGATAACAACGAACTGCGTAACACTATCTACATGCAGGAGCAAGCCCGACGGGAGGGCATCAAGGAAAAGCGCGAACGTAAGCGACTCTTCGAGATTGAGCGACAGCGACGTGCTGACCAGCATAAGGCATCCATCGCTACCCGCAAGGCCCTCGACTTCTACCACGATATATTAGGAATTGAAGATTGAATTATGAGTAAACCCAAAGTTTTAGCACGAGGCGTAGAATACTACGAGGACACGGACACGCTATTGCTGATCCGCTGTCCCAAGTGTGGCAAAGAAAACTATGCACCGAACGTCGCCAAAGGCATCTGCACCTGGTGCGGCTACGATGCCCACGAACTAATAAAGAAGTAATGGCAAAGATACATTTCATTCTGGCGATAGAGATACCCAACACGATAAGCCCGACGATATTCAATCTGGATGTTGTGGAAGCGTGTCATAAACTCAAAAACGGCGAAGTGCTCTATGAACTGCGCGAAAAGCAGCTATACCCAAACGGCGAACGCAGAAGTTGCAAGGGCGCTTTCGTAAAGAGTGGTCAAATGCTCTGCCAGGACACCGAAGGCTGGTGGCACAGACTATCAAAGGAACATTATCAAACAATTATTGATTCATAGACTTATGAACATTGAGACATTAGACGCTGCAAACAAACTCGATAGAGCGATTTGCGACAAAAACTTAGCGATTGAACGTATTGGTGTAACCCTTCAGCGCATGAAGGAAGAGGGTTACGTGGTGATTGTTGACAGTTACCCTACTGACAACCCAGAACACCACAATCCGATAGATCAGTTGGCACTACTGCCAGAACTGCGTGAGGCCCTGCAAAAGGCTCAGGTACGACTCCGCTACGAAGTAACCGAGCTAAAGAAAGAGTTTGAGAAATTATAATGAAGATAATCACTCCATTCACACCAAAGCCGATAGAAGCCGGTAGCGAACCACCTACGATTAATATCGCAGAGGTGGAACGTATGCCGCTCTCGCTCGACGATCTGACTCCTGGTGATGCCATTTACTCAGACGATGGTAAAATGGCCGTCATCCGCAAAGTGACAACCTCCGGTGTCTATGTCTATATCGACGGCATGCGGAATGTGATTATGGAGTACCAACTTCACCACTGGTATTTATAAAGAAGTAAAATTATGGCATGTGATTGCATTAAGAACTTCGATAAATTATTGAAGGAGAAATTTAACGAGACAGCCACCGTGAACTGCGAGGTACTGTCCGGACGTGTGATTGTAAACGGCATTTACCACAAACCCAAGTATAAGGGTAAACCAGGTGAATATCAGCAGAAGTGGGAAGAGGTTTCTCTATGGCCTAAATACTGTCCCTTCTGCGGTAAGCCCTACGACATCAAAGAAATCTATGGCCCAGATACCGTAGAACTGAAAGAGAACCTTTATTGCACCCATGTAGAGCTGAATAATTGGGACTACGACGAAGAGGATCAGAAGCGCCCAATAACCTACGAACTAAGTTTCCGCTACTATGGTGTAGAGGTATCAGCCTATATCTCTATCATCAGACTAAAAAAGCATGAGGTGGACTTTAGCATGGTAGAATGCGATGGCGACCTGATGGAGTCATTCGAGAACCTTTTCCGCGATAGCGGCGAACTCTGTGAAAAGATCTTCGAGCTCTGCAAAAAGCATTGGGACGAAGTAGAAGGCAAAGACTCAGAATATAACTACGACGGCACCCGTCAACCGTAACGATATGGAGTATAACGACGATGGAGTACCCCGCTGGGTAGAGCGGTTCTATAACGGTCTATGGGACATTCTGAAAGTGCTGCTGATTATCGGCTTCATAGCTGCTATTATCTTCGGGCGCATCCTCTTCGATAAATGGTATGTAAATTGGTTAATGAAGTAATTATGAAGAAACGAAACTATAAGAGAATATTTCGCCCTGGCACTCTGATGAGAATACAGGGAAGCAACAGTGTGTTTATGTCGCTCGGTCTCAATCCGAAAAACAACAGACAGATATTTTCCTTCAACGGCATGGATATCGTAGAACGCAAGCCTGTGACCCGTGCTGATGGACGCGCACGCCCTGCTAACAAATGGGAACAAAACACCTATTGGGCCGTAATGAAAGAAATTACAGCCAAACAGGACAGCCTACACATCAAAAAAGTGTGGACTCCTGAAGCAGAGCAAATGATTCGTAAAAAGTTGATGAACGACTACATTCAGGCCAACGACATGATAGACTATGCCAGTCGTGCTGACAAACCTATCAAAGGCGGTCTTATCAAAGAAAAAGAGTCCGTTGACTCCATGATTAAAGTCATCAGAGAAGCATTAGGAATAAAAGATTGAAGTTATGAAGAAACTTAGCAATATACTTAGTTGGGCCATCAACATACTGCTGTTTGGTGGACTCGCATTCTTTACGGTAGTGTTTTTCCTTCGTGGCGATATGTTTCATACCATTATCGATTTGCTCTACCTTCTTATCATCGTGAGCAACGTCGTTTTCCGTCACCTCTATAATAAGATGAAGCGCGAGAACGAATCTCTCCTGGAAGGTGGCAAAGTACTGGTAGAACAGAATGCCAAACTGACGGAACAGTTGACCGACATCAACGATCCATTCAGAGATAACAGAGAATTAAAAATACGCACAAACTCCGTTAGAATGGAAACAATTACTGGTTTTATCAAATACGAGAGAGACTTTGTAATAGAGTGTAGTAACGATGAACGGTCACGAAGATATAAAGACCTCGAACATACCGCTAAGTATAATTTGTTAATGGATATCATCGACACCGAAATCATATCCACCAAACATATTACAGACGATGAAGGCAAACGGCAATGTATTGCTGAGATCATCGTCGGTGTAAAGAGCGACAAACCCATTGATGAAATCATTAAATCATAAATCAATGATTGAGCCAAACAATATATACCAGGGCGACTGTCTGGAGGTGATGGACGGGATAGCGGATAAGAGCATCGATGCCATTATCTGCGATCTGCCTTACGGCGTATTGAACAAAGGAAACAAACATGCTCAGTGGGACGTGGTGATTCCCTTTGCTCCGCTGTGGGCACATTACGAGCGTATCATCAAACCACACGGTGCCATCGTGCTCTTTGCCTCTGGTATGTTTACGGCCCAACTGATGATGAGCAATCAGAAGCTATGGCGCTATAACCTGGTATGGGACAAATGCCGTGCTACAGGATTCCTGAATGCCAACCGCATGCCATTGCGCTACCATGAGGATATCTGTGTATTCTATAAGCAGCTACCTGTGTACCATCCTCAGATGGAAGCATTGAACGGACGCGAGCCAAACCACTCGCAAGGTCATGCCACCGAGGTAGAGACCAACCAGTGTTATGGCAACATGAAGCGCATCAATCCCACCTACACCGATAAGAAGCACCCACGTAGCATTATCACCATCCCTGCCATCCATTGCAGCGAGGGCCAGAAACATCCCACACAAAAGCCCGTGGATCTGATGCGCTATCTCATTCGCTCATATAGCAATATGGGGGGGGTAATTCTCGACAATACGATGGGATCAGGCACCACCTGCGTAGCCGCTATCATCGAGCATCGCAAATACATCGGTATAGAGCGCGACCCTTATTGGTTCGACTATGCCCAGAACCGGATAAAAGAAGCAAGCCGACAACTGACATTTGATTTCGATATTTATTAATATGAGCCACATTACTATATATAATAAAGAGACAGGGGCCGTAGCCAGTTTCGAGGCAGAGGTGAACATCCCCAAGACGATAGCCGACGAACCTCGCGACTATACTCAGCCTGGGGAGTGGGAACCAAAGCCCATACAACTGACCGGCACCTGCTATCTGGAAGATGCCAGTCCCATCGTTAGTCTGATGAAGAAATGGCGTGAGCGTGACCGTAAAAACTTGAAGCAGCTGCTATGGCTAATCACTCATGGCTACACAGTTCACTTCAAATTCATCGTAAAGGACAAACGGGGACGCATGCACTCGGAGTTTTACTACGTTGACCGTCCCCGTATGCTCAAACTCCTTATCCGCTCCATCCGTGTAATTCCTCAGTATATCGTCGTTGACTGCCATAACGATGCCTACTCGATCCGTCACGGTAAGCTGAAATACTATGGTTCAGTACTATACCATCCTAATCCAAATTGGGAAAAACTCTACAATGGCAACGAGGATTTAATAAGAGACACAAAGTTGATACTGAAGGCAATGAAAGTTGACCCAAGACTATACGAATAATGATTGCAATAGACTATTTCCGCTCAAAGGAGTTTGATATACCTGCTGATTACAGGTACTACAGACACCTGAAAGGTAAAACCAAATATAAAGTGAAACGATATGGCAAAAGAAGAAATCATCGTACCAAAGGAACTGGAAGAGGACATTGAGCATGTGGCCAACGGAGAGTGGCACATGATAGAGGCAAAAGGCATCAAGAGAGGGAACCAACATAAAGGTTTCCACACCGTTTGTCTTATGGAGCAAGAGGAGTTCAAAACCTTTGTGAAGAGACTCTTATCCACTGGTATCAAAGCCGGAATAGAATACGCAAAGAAACAGATAAAATGAAACGAATCAATAAATTCAGAGGGAAAACGCCTGATGGTAAATGGGTATATGGCTCACTTATCCAGGACACAACAGATCGAGGCAGACTTGTAACCTTTATTGTTCCAGACTTACCAAGTGACTACAAAGCAGGAAACTTATGGACTGCAAAAATGTTTAAGGTTGACAAAAATAGTGTAGGCCAGTTTACTGGCTGCTTAGATAAGCACGGAAATGAAGTTTACGAGGGCGATATTGTGGATGCTTGGAGTGCTGGAAGCCATTGCACTCATGGACTGATACGTTTCTCCTGTTGCGGTTTCTACATTCTTCTTAATGGAGATAACGGGCCATTAGGCCCATGGAACCTTGCACCAAGCCAGTACACCAATTTAGATGAACATCTGGAAATCGTCGGCAATGTTATCGACAATCCCGAACTGGTTGCAGGCTACCTGAAATGGTGTACGGAGCGTAAAGAAAGTTGGTTTGATTAATTCAT